AGGGGCAGACATGGCCAAAAGTGGGGACATGCGGCCATTTATGGCCGTGGCGTACGCCGCCCGTGGCCCGAGGTTTGTAAGGAAGGCATAAAGATCGGGGGTGCGGCGGCCCCAACGCACAGGGCTAGCCCAGAAAATCGGTTCTATGTGGGTTGACAAAGTCAACCCACCTGTGTTAGCCTATTTCTCACCTGCTACAGAAAGTACCCACCAAGATGGAAGACACAAACGACACCCCGGCCCTGAGCATCGCCTTTCAGAAACAGCTGGCCCGCATCCAAGATGCGCTAGCGACCAAGAAAAGTCATGCCAGAGGCCCCAAGCGCCCGTCTCTCGGGCAACAGGACGAGAAGAATTCGTAATCTCGGCCCGAATTTGAAACAATGGCATTGAAGACCCCGCCCAAAACCCAGATTAGCGACTATATCGGCAAGGTCGGTGCGGCCCGCGAGCTGCTCCGCGCCCGTGCTGAAGAGCTGCTGGAGCAATTCATCACAAACGCTAAGGACGCGCAGTCGGCGGGAGACCACGAAACCGCGGCCAAGAGCCTCCAGTGGCTGCTTGAACACCTACCCGCGGATGACGATGGTGCAAGGCTCGTAGACCGTTCCGTTGACAAGGTTGACAAAGCCGAAAAGGATCGCTTCGACGGCCCGCGAATCCAGATTGGACTCGCCGTCGGCCCCATGCTAGGCCCAGCGGCTGAGCAGAAAGCTCTGCCCCCGGCCCCGGAAGTCGAAGTGATCGACGTCCCGGTGAAGAAGCCACGACGCAGTCGTGGGGGGTGTCGTTTAGTATGAGCATGCCCACGAATTTCACGATCACCACCTACAACGAGAAGGGTGAGCCGTCGGTGTTCTACGCCCCGAACTCCGAGGGACAAATCGCCTACCATGCGAGTACCAAACCCAACTGTATCATGTACGGGAACCGCGGCGGTGGCAAGAGCCACTGTGGCAGGAACGACGCCCATGTTCGGGCGCTGAGCCACCCCGGCTTCCGCTATGTGATCTTAAGACGGACCTACCCCGAGCTGCAGAAGACCCACCTCATCCACATGGACCGGGAGATGAAGCTCCTCGGTGGTTACTTCAACAAGTCGGAGAAGATTGCCTACTATCCAAATGGGAGTCAGGGCTTCTTCGCCTACTGTGAGGGCGACGAGGATGTGCTCAAGCTGCTCTCCGCGGAGTTCGACCTCATGTTCTTTGATGAGCTCTCGACCTTTCCGTGGGATATGTTCACGAAGCTCGCGACGAGCTGCCGTGTGAAGAAGGACTCGGGACTCATTGCTATGGTCCGCGGTGGCACGAACCCGCTCGGCGTCAGTGCGCAGGAAATCATGCACTACTTCGTGGACAAGGACGTGGACCCGGAGGAGGATGAAGATTACGACCCGGATAACTGGGAAGCGATCAAGGTGCAGGCTGAGGACAACACCAACCTCGACGTGAGCCAGTACCAGAAGCGTTTCTCCGGTATGAGCGCCCATGTGCGACGCGCGTGGGTGGACGGGGAGTTCTCAATGGAGGACGCCCTCTTCGATGTCCAGCCGCACAAGCGGCTCTACAATGAGGCCGGTGAACTTGTGGAGACGATCCCCTACCACTACATTGACTTCCTCGACGTGGACCTGTTAGTCCAGAAAGCGCAGATCTACCGGGCCTATGACCATGGGTACTCTCCGGACCCCGCAGTCTGTCTGTGGATTGCGCATCTGGGAAAACGCTATGTGGTCTTTCACGAGAAGCTCTGGTACAAGACGGTGGTCGAGGACATCGCGGCTGAGATGAAGGCGATTGACCGGGAGCTCGGTGTGAAGCGGGTGATTACAACCTTTGCTGACCCAACGATTGGTTTCAATACCGGCGCCGACATCCACACGATTGCAGACAAGTTCGAGATGAACGGCATCCCGATTGATTTGAGTGTGAATTCGAGGGAACTCTACGCGAGCTCGATCCATTCGGTGCTGGCGTCAGAGATTGAACCAAATGTGCCGAAGCTGCAGATTTGGAAGAGGGGCTGCCCCTACTTGATCAAGACCTTGCCCAAGCAGCAGTACGACCCCAAACACCCGTTGCGGATGGCCAACACGAAAACGGACCATGCCGCTATCGCCCTCGCATACTTCCTCATCTCGACTGATTCTCTGGACCGCAATGCTGGCGAAACCCGCCATGTTGCGCGGCCGTGGATGAAGGTGGAGAAGCGGGACTGGATTCTCGGAACCGAGGGGGTCAGGAACTCACGTTCCTGACGCCTATTATGTATGTAGTCTGTGGAGACATATTCAAAGTCTCCACTAGGAGACGTTGAATGACAGAAGATACGATGGCACAGCTTGACCCGGCATCGGCAGGCGAGCAGCCCGCCGCGGGTAGCGCTGCGAAACAATCACAGTCCACTGAGGACTCTGGGATGAAGAAGCGTAATACGGCGCTCAAGCAGGGTATTCAGCAGTGCAAACAGTATCGTAGGAAGCTGGTCGCGGACTGGCGCACCTCGATTGACTACCGCCGAGGTAAGCCCTTTGCTTCGCAGACGGATGAGGACCGGATTGTGGTCAACTTGGATTGGCCGCTCACCAAGGCCAAGCAGGCGAGCTTATTCTCGCAGGTGCCACAGGTGCGGGTCAACCATCCGCCCCAGACGCTCAATGCGGGCCCGTGGGTCTCAAAGTTTGAGCAGCGGCTGAACGATACGCTGGTGACGGCGGGCATTGAGTCGGCCATGGACGAGGTCCTGCCCGATGTGATTAATGCCGCGGGTATCGGTGTGGTGCTCGTGAGCCATGAGGCCATCATCGAGCAGCGACAGGTGCCCAAGCAGGATCTCTCGCTGCTCCCTCCGGAGCAGCGAGACCAAGTACTTAAGACTGGAGTCATGCCGGATGGCGTGACTCCATTAGAAATGGTGCCGGTACCGGCAGTGGCGGATCATCGGTATAAGGTGGACCGGATTAGTCCGGCGGACTTTCTGTGGCCGATTGGCTTTACGGCCTCGGACTTCGACAAGGCCCCGTGGCTCGGACGGTCGGGTCGGGAACCGTGGGAGAACGCCAAGCGGCTCTTCAGTCTGGATGATTCGGTCAAGGACCGGGTAGTCAAGACGCAGGAGAAGAATCCGCAGGACAAGCTGACGGACGATGCGGACAGGGCCAAGGAGATTCTCGAAGAGGTTAACTTCGACGAGATCATCTACAAGGAATTCCTGTTCGACCAGAACGCCAAATCCTACTACACCCTGCGGCATTTGGTGTATGTGGACGGTATTGAAGAGCCGGTCATTGACAAGCCGTGGGATGGACAACAGACGGGCCCCGAAGGGACCAGTCTGTTGGGGTCGTTCAAGAGCCCGTTCCGAGTCTTGACCCTGACCTATATTACCGATGAGGCGATTCCGCCGAGTGACTCGGCGATTGGTCGGCCGCAGGTGAACGAGATCATCAAGGCCCGCACGCAGATGATTCAGCAGCGTGAGCGGAACCTTCCGCTGCGGTGGTTCAACGTGGATAGGGTAGACCCGACCATCCAGACCCAGCTGATGCGTGGAACGTGGCAGGGGATGATTCCCGTGCAAGGTTCCGGCGATAAGGTGATTGGCGAGGTCGCGCAGGCCCACATGCCTGCCGAGGACTTCCAGTTCAACAACGTCGCCAAAGCCGATTTGAACGACGCATGGCAGATTGGGCCGAACCAGCAAGGCAATTTTGGTGCGGGCAGACAGTCGGCCAGTGAAGCGAATCTGGTAGAGAGCAACTTCCAGACGCGCATTGGACGCGAGCGGGCGAAGGTCAGCAAGTTCTTCGTCTCGATTGCTGAGGTACTCGGTGGGCTGATGTGCCTGTTCGAGGACCCGGCGAGTTTCGGTGAGGGCTTCTCGCCGGAGATTAGTCGGGCACTGGCGTATTCGATTCTCGCGGATTCGACGGTACTCATTGACTCGCAACAGCGACTACAGCGACTGGTGAAGTTCCTTGACATGACCGCCAAGTCTGGGTGGGTTGATGTGGGCTCGGTGATTAAAGAGATTGCGACCCTCTCGGGTCTTGACCCGAATGTGGTTGTGAAGCCGCCGACACCGCCGCCACCGGACCAGCCGAACATCAGTCTGCGGTTGACCGGTATTCAGGACCTCTATCAGCCGCTGGCACTGGCCATGCTGATGAAGAGCGGTCAGGCGCCGACGCCGGAACTGATTGAGCAGGCGAAGAGCCTGATTCAGTTGGGTTCGATTCCGCCGCTGCATACTCCCGAGGGGAGTATGCAAGCGCCTCCGGGATTGAGCCCCAACGGGACGCAATCCGGACCGGTTCCGGAACCCCCACCTCCCGCTGTTGGCGATGCCAACAGCGGGATGGAACTGATGTCGAAGGTGAACGCGCGGTCGTCCGATGGACGCCCGAACAGCTAAGAAGGTGGGACCTACGTCCCACCTTCTTATATCTGAAAGGTATAAGAGATGGCGCGATATGTGATGAAGAACCGGACGTATCTGTGCCCTGAGGGGCACAAGTTTGTAGAGATGTTGTGGGATTCTGACCCACTGCCAAGCTGCCCGATATGTGGACAGACGTCGGATCTCTATGCGGACCACTCTATTCGTCTCCATGCACCAGCGGTGCATGGAGACGAGATTGATATCTGGGTGAAGAACGGCATCTGCAATGATGACGGCAGCCCGAAGCGGTATCGGTCGAAGTCGGAGATTCGCGCTGCGGCAGCAGCGCGTGGTCTCGTGATCTATGGTGAGACGCCCAAGTAACATGAAGAGCCTTCAGGCTCTTCATGTGACGAAGCCGGTCAAGTTGACGCCCAGAGAGAAGGCGGAGCTTGGGGGGCCCTTGTCTGAGGACCTCCCAACTGCGCTGACGATTGAGGATCTCATTGATGTGGTGAGGTTTCACTGCGATGTGAGCCCGACGAAGGCCAAATCAATCGTGTATGCGCTCCTACATACGATGATCGAGGAGCTGAAACGGGGTGGAGATGTGAAGGTGCGGGGCCTAGGCACACTTTTCACGCGACGTCAACCCCCCTATATTGGCAAGAACCAGCTCTGGCATAAGCACGAACGGCCGCTGGTCGAGCCCTCCCGCGCAGTCTGTTTCACCCCAAGTGACATTATGATGGCTGCGCTTAACCCGCATTTGTACGAACCGCGACAACCTAAAGATGATCATTAACTCACCGAAAACGCAGCAAGTGATTGACCAGTATGACATTACGCTGTCGAACGGTCAACTGATTCAGGTGTCTCTCGACCTGTCCAAGGACACCGTGACTATTGATGAACAAATGCTGGTCATCAATAAAGCGGGCGGTAAGATGTTCGGGCGGGAGTTTCCGCCGGAAGAGCTTATCCTCCTGCTGCGGCATGTCATGCTCATCTCGCATCGTCAGCGCGAGGTGCCCGTCGTAGAAGAAGAACAGAAGAGCTAACAGGCTCATCCATAGACGTGTTTCTGAATGAAACACGTCTACTGGCTAACTACGCGGAGGGGCTATAGCACCCCCCTAAAGGGGGTGCATAGCACCGTAGCTATGGCGTAGTGAGACGCTTTATAGTCTTACTAAGGGAAGCCAAATCTCACTCACTGGAAGTCTTTTAGAATCAACTACTTCCAGTGCCCTATTTTGGTGCGTCTCACACCGTCTCACTGAAACGTCTCACGAAAACGTCTCAGAATCGTCTCGCTAACTCAACCGTACGGGGGCCCTTCCCCGTCACAAAAGGATAATCATGCCAGAAATCAACGACCTCCAGACTGTAATTGAAGATGCCGTCGCCGACGCTTACCAGCCCGATGAAGTGTCTGTCGATACTTCATCGGATACGACCGAGGGTTTTGCTGCCGATGCAGACAGTTCTACAGAAACCACTGCTGAGGGCTCTGCGGAGCCTCAGGACGCGTCTTCGGATGCGGTAGGGGCTGAGGTTCAGTCTCCGGCTGTGAGAGCTCAGGAAGGCTCTGTAGCGCCAATTGACCCCAAGCTGGGGATTGCCTCACACACGAACGGTCGGGAGAATCGTATTCCCTACTCGCGCGTGACCAAGATTGTGGCCCGTGCGGAGAAGGCCGCGGTTGAGCCACTGCAGAAGAAGCTGGCTGAGCTGGAGCCGAAGGTCCAGCAGTATGAAGCAGAGCTGGCTCCCTACAAGCAGTTCGAGCAGATCCTGTTCAACAATCAGGAACAGTTCCTTGAACAGCTCTCGAAGATGCCGCAGTACCAGCCGTTCTTCCAGCAGGTGTCGGCGCTGGTCAGTTTCTACGAGCAGCACAACGCAGGGACTGCCGCGCCGGGTACGCCGGGTGCCACTGCAGGAGCGGCTGCGGATGCGGCCGATCCTATGCCCCAGCCAACAGGCGAGAATGGCACGCAGTACACAATGGAGGATCTGCAGAAGCTCCTCGATTGGCAGGATCGCCGGACGCGCAAGGCGGCGCTGGGTGAAATCCAGAAGCAGGTGGATACAACCTACGGCCCCATTAAGCAGCGTTTCGAGGCAGAGCGGGCCATTGAGGCGCTCCGCCCGCTGGTGGTGAAGCAGGTGGAAGAGGTTCGGAAGTGGGACTTCTTCACCGAGAACGAGGAGGCCATTGTTGAGTATATGGCTAAGAATCCCTCGGCATCTGTTGAGACGGCCTACCGGATGGTGGTCTTCCCGAAGGTGCGTGCCAGCCGCGAAGAGATGCGGCAGCAGGTGCTGAAGGAAGTGCAGAAGGCTCCGACAACGGCGACCTCCCTGCCCATCCGTCAGGCTAAGCCCGTTGACACGACGGGTGCTCCCGGCACCCGCAGTATGGAAGACGTGATTCGCGAAAGCGTGCGGGCCGCGGGCCTCCAGTAAAACCGGTAGCTCATGCGGGACAGAATTTCTTCTGTCCCGCGGGGTTGACAAACTATATTGATTTATGATACGCTGTTCTTGATGAGTCGCCACGACTCATTACCGTCTGGCTCTCCCCTTTGATTCCCGTCTGTTCGTTGAGCGCATGGCGCTCCGAATCCTTCAGGGACTCAGGAGCTGGACTTCTCGTACGCAGCGGCCCCTCCTTCCGCTCCGCGTACTGCGGCCTCCCCGGCCGCACCTTTTAATACGAGGGATGCTCACGCTTCCCTCAGCGAGCACACGCTAGCGTGCGTTCGCTCCGGATTCTAGACCTACTGCTGGCGGGCTGATGCCCATCATCGCTGGATGTACCAGTGCCGCGGTATCTTCAGCATACCTCCTGAGCCTCTCCCACGTCTGGTGGTGATGCGCAACACAGGGGGTTTTTCTCCCTCCTCGGTTTGTCCTCGTTATGGACTACTTCCCCCCAAACTATATTGCCGTCAGGGGTTACATGACTGGCTCCCAAGCAGTTCTATTAACCCGTGGACCCATGGTCCACATATGAAGGAATTCATAGCATATGGCACCCTCTATTGATCAGATCGTTGCTGCGTCGTATCCGGCCGTACTGGCTGAGATGCGTCAGCCCACGAACAACTGGGCTTAATAGCTAGGCCCCCCGCTAAGTAATTAGCGGTTCTACAACCGACTCTGATTGACTTGGATGCTGAGATGCAAACAAGGCGCAAGCAGAAGAAATTAATCTAATGAAGACGTGCTCTGTCTGTAGACAAGATAAGGTCCTAGCTGACTTTCATAAAAACAGCCGGAGCAAAGACGGAAAGCAGCACAGATGTAAGTTCTGTGCCAAAACCGTTACCCAAGCGGCAACGAAGCGTTGGCGAAAAGCCAATAAAGATCATGCCAGAATATCTGACATGAAGACGAAGCTGAAGTTGAAGTATGGGAAAACATTAGACGAATTAGTTGAGATGCTCAGATCACAGGATGGTAGATGTAAGATTTGTGCTGCACCTTTATCATTTGGAGCAGAACAAAAACGACATAAACCCCATATAGATCATGATCATAAAACTGGGCGAGTCCGCGGCATTCTTTGCTCGACCTGTAATTCAGGTCTTGGAATGTTCATGGATAGTCCGGATTTAATGACAAAGGCTATTAACTATCTTTCTTTGGGCAGCGTGAACGACTAAGCGAGTTGGCACCCGATAGGGTGATGCGATAGTCTGCTCTCATAGGAATTGAACTATGAGAGGGCAGCAGAAATGACTGTCCCCCGAGGAACCTTTGGTTCTTCGGACGTAACAAAAAGGGAAAACGCGGCTCTCCGTGAGTTTGAGCGTCAGGGCATTATCCAGCGTGTGGGTCTTGGTCCGACGATTGAAACTCCCCTCGATTACCGCCCGAACCCGGATGCGGCCTTCCTTGGCTCAGACCTTGATGAGGCTTCGCTGGCAAAGACCGACATCGCAACCAGTGCGAGCTACGCTGTGGCTCAGCTCTCGGTTCCGGTGACTTGGTCGAAGGGTGATGACGCCAAGAACCCGACTGATAACCAGAAGTTCGCGCTGGTCAAGAGCCTGCTCGAAAACGGTATCCAGACGCACGACGACCTGATTGAACAGGCGATCTTCACCACGACGACCTCGGGTGGCGACGAGTTCAACGGTCTCGATACGCTGGTTCCGACCTCTGGCACGGGTACGCCGGGTGGCATTGACGCCTCGGTGGAGACTTGGTGGAAGAACTACTCGGATCTGTACTACGATGCGACTGACGTTGAGGCGGCCTTCACGGCTGCGTGGAACGCGGCTGCGAAGGGTAGCGGTTCGACGCTGGCTCCCAAGCTCATCGTGTCGGGTGCCACCCCGCATGCACTGTTTGAGTCGACTCAGCAGGGCCTGCAGCGCTACATCGACAAGGATGAAGCGAATGCCGGTTTCAAGGTGCTTGCGTTCAAGAGCTCGCGTTATATCTTCTCGCAGTACGGTGGGTCCAAGGTGTACTTCCTGAATCCGAAGAGCTACCAGATCGTCTTCTCGCGTCAGTACTTCCGCGATAAGGGCAACACGATTGAAATCCCGTCGAAGAACGGTTTCGTGTTCAAGATCTACTCGGCCGGTCAGGCGCTCACGAACAACAAGTCGCGTCTTGCGGTTCTGAATCAAGGTTAATCGTCTCCGACGATTAACCTATGAAATACAGAGGCTTCTGAAAGGGAGCCTCTGTTGTTGTTATGTTGCGAATCTGGTGCGCTATAACAACGGTGTATCTCACCAGCGCAGCTGAGCATTACGTGCTCAGCTATTTTGAGCAGAGCAACGCTCTGCGGAAGGTGCATACAGACTATGGCATTTAATGCGGCTATTCACACGACCAAGAAGTACCGTCTCGGTACGCGTCTCAAGGACGCCAATGGTGGTGAGTGGGTATATGGTAGTGGTGTCGCGTCGACGGTGGCTGGCGACTTTGTGGTGTTCGATAAGACGTGGCAGTCCTCGCGACTGACGACCAGCTCGGCTGGCGGACCTATTGGTGTGGCTGGTGCGGCGATTGTGGCATCGACCTACGGTTGGTATCAGGTGTTTGGGGTGAGTTCGGCTGTCACGAACGTGGCGACCGCGACCTCGATTGGTCTGGGTCTTTCGGCGAGTTCCACGGCTGGCCGTGCGACTTCGACGGCGGCTGCGGGCAAGACGCTATTCGGTGCGGTGTCGGCTGAGAATGCCGTCTCCAACGCCGGTAAGTGCTTCCTGAACCATCCGACGTTCATGAACCAGTCGACTCTGTAATATCGACGCTGCTACCGCAGCATCGATATACAAATTGGGGGAGTGGGGCAACCCGCTCCCCTTTCTTTTAGGAAGTCTCTTGTGCTTACGAGCACGGATAAGGACACAACGATGGCAACGAAATCAGTCAAGACTGATACGACGAATGTGGTGGGAGCTGAGCAGCTGGTGAATGCGCTTGTTGAAGCGATTCAGTTGACGAAGCCCGCCGACAAGAAGAACATCTTCACCCGCAAGGTGAAGACCCCGTGGACCCCGCCCGATGGCGAACCGCGGTTGAAGTTTAAGCGCAAGATTACCCTCCACGGCATTCCGATTGATGAGGATCGTGAAGACAACCGGACGATTGCTGAGCTGAACAAGGTCCGCCCCGGTGTCTATCTGGATGGGTTTGTTGTGGTGCAGCGGCGTCGGGATAAGGGCATCGACATCGATTACCCGTTCCGTTCGGCGCAGGATCGCATGAAGCTTGCAAGTCGATTTGGGATTACGTCGCTGGAGCAGCTGGCCTCTCGTCTGAATGAGGAAGCACTGAAGCCGAAGAAGTCCGAGTTCGACCAATCCTATGAGGACTGAGGTCCTCATAGGATATAATTTACGGAAGCTATAGCATATACGCGGACCTTGGGGTCCGCTCACGGTTGTAGTTCCCTCCGTCATGGGCTACCAGCTTTTGAGTTGGTAGCCCTTTTTTATTGCACGTAAAGGATATCTCATGAATAAGTTTGTGAAAGCTCTCGGCCTTCTGACGCTGACCTTCATCTGTCTTGAGCGACCGGTGGTCGCCCAAGACAGGGGCATGTCGGACAAACAGGCTGTGCGTACGTACATAGACTCCGAGAAGATTACGGTGGGTACGTCTGCGATTGGGTTCACGGCAACGAAGATTGCGCCGACTACTGCCAGACTCGACCAGTATGCAAGTGAAGCCAGTTGCTCGGTGGAAGCCGACGACATGCGATGGCTTGCGGTCTCGGGCCAGACACCCACGGCCACGACGGGTGTGCTGCAAAAGAAAGACCTCGTCATCAATATCTACGGCTACACCAATCTCAAGAACTTCAAGGCAATTCGCGTGACGACTGACGTGACGCTGAACTGCATCTTCTCTAGGTAAGGATCATGGCTGACAAACTACCACTCTCCCACAAGAATGGGTTGATGGTCTGGAACGGTACAGCGTGGGTAAATGCGTCGGCCGATTCTAGCGGTAAACTGAATGTCGCCGTGGCTGGCGGTGGTGGTGGTTCCACTATCGCTGATGGTGCAGATGTGGCGGAAGGTGCCACGACTGACACCGCGGTCATTGGAGATAACACCGGAACGGTCTCCGCGAAACTCCGCGGCCTCGCCAAGATTTGGGCGAGCGTCTGGGATTCTATCAACAACCGGCTGAATGTCGCCGTCCAGAATACGGTGGCAGTGACACAGGGGATTTCGATCCCCGCGCACGACTACATTAGCTACACCAATACATCCACGACGGTCGATACCTATGTGTATAAGACAGGTGGGAGCGGCGGCACAACCGTTGCGACACTCACCATCACCTACACGGACACGACCAAATCACAGCCGTCTTCTATTGTCAAGACGTAATGAAGGACTAGACCATGCCGCTGGCATTTAATCCAATCACCGCCCAATTCGACTATACCTCACCAGACCTGACCCTCAACGCGATGCGGGTTCGTGGCGGTGGGGGCACGTCCTACGACGGATTTCCAGCGGCACTGGCCATCGAGACGGACTCGAGTCTCTACTGGCAGCTGGCAATCAAGGACAACCTCGCGGCCACCGACCACTTCGGCCTCTACAGTTTTGCGAACGGCACGTTCGGCTTTCAGTCCGAACAGAATGTCACCACAGGCACATCAGTCTCTCTGAGCCCTGAAGGTATCATTGCTGAATCGAACAATCGTGGCACCGGAGCCATCCCCGGTAAGATGGTATGGGCAGGCCGCAACATGTCCGGCTCCGGCGCAGCGGGCGTGCTCGGCCTCTACACGCGGAGTGCGTCCGCACGATACCTGTGGTTCGACAACTCGGGTAATCCCCGCTACCACACAGCACGTCCCACCGAAGACAACTCTGTCTCCGACACCGCGGGCATCCAGCTCGCCACCCTCTCCGCGCCCACCTTCACCGGTCCGGTCACCATCAATGAAGCGGTCGGCTCGTCCGGTCTCACGATTACGGGTGCCACGCAGACGGCGTCGAATCCGGCGCTGAACATCACGCAGACGTGGAACAACGCCGCCACGAAGTTCACAGGTAAGAAAACCAATATTACGAACACGGCTAGCGCAGCGACGTCACTCATTGAGGATTGGCAAGTCGGGTCGGTATCGCTGATTAGTCTCCGCAAGGATGGTCGGATTCAGGGGGATGGCAGCAATCCTTACCTCGACCTCTCTCAATCAAACGGCACGAGACTAGGGTGGAGGTCGACGA